AGTTGTGATGATTCCGAGTTCTCAAACAGCAATGGGTATTCTATCTGGTTTTACACGTCCTCCAAGAGAGTTATGTTATCATCCTTCTTTCAATAAATACTAAAGTATATTCATTATTTTTTTACACTGATTTATTCAAGAAAAGCAGATGAGTTTGCCTCTTTTGCAAGGAGACCAATCAATAAATGCTAAAAATCTAAGTATAAATACATTTAATACAGATGGAACATTATTAAATGTCGTTCAGTTTTCATCAAATAATATTTTCATAAATGGTAATCTTGGGATTGGTACTACAATTCCTTTGAAAAAACTATACGTTGAAAAAAATATATTAATATCTGGAACTTTACGTGCAAACAATATTATTATGCAATCTCAAATTCCGGTAATACCAACTTCATTAAGTAATCTTATTATTACTAATTATGGTACATCTCCTGCACTTACTGTGAATCAATCAAAGAATGCAACATATCCTATAGCTCAATTTATATTAACCAATCCTCCAAGTATAATATCAGATAGTGGTTATTTACAACAAAGTAATAAATTAGTTGGAACAGGATATACAGTTGGTGGATATGGTTCATACCAAGGAAAATCTGTTTCATTATCAGCAGATGGAAATACATTAGCTGTTGGCGGATGGCAAGATAATGCATATAAAGGTGCTACTTGGATATTTACACGTTCTGGAACTACTTGGACTCAACAAGGAAATAAATTATTTGGAACAGGATACAGTGGTTCATCTATTTATCAAGGATATTCTGTTTCATTATCTGCGGATGGTAATACATTAGCAGTTGGTGGATATGGCAATCGCTATTCAGGTATTATAGCGGTTGGAGCTACTTGGATATTTACACGTTCTGGTACTACATGGAGTCAACAAGGAAATAGATTAGTTGGAACAGGGTATTCTGGTCAATCATATCAAGGACGTTCAGTATCTTTATCAGCAGATGGCAATACAGTCGCGGTTGGTGGAGAGAATGATAATTTAGGTAGAGGAGGTGCTGTTTGGATATTTATACGTTCTGGAACAACTTGGAGTCAACAAGGAACTAAATTAGTTGGTACTGGATATACTAGCGCACCTTATCAAGGAACTTCAGTTGCATTATCAGGAGATGGAAATACGTTAGCGATTGGAGGATACAATGATAACGGAACTATAGGTGCAACTTGGATTTTTACACGTTTCGAAACTACTTGGGCGCAACAAGGAACAAAATTGGTTGGTAGTGGATATGTTGGAGCACCACAACAAGGATATTCTATTTCATTATCAGGAGATGGAAATACATTAGCAATTGGAGGTGGGAATGATAATGGTACTGGTGCAACTTGGATTTTTACACGGTCTGATTCAACTTGGATGCAACAAGGAACAAAATTGATTGGAACAGGAAATACTGGTTCTGTATATCAAGGAGGTGCAGTTGCATTATCATCAGATGGAAATACATTAGCAGTTGGAGGAAGAAATGATAACGCACATTTAGGCGCTACTTGGATTTTTACACGTTCTGGAACTAATTGGACTCAAAAAGGAGATAAATTAATTGGTAGTGGATATTCTGGATTACCAGAACAAGGAACTTCAGTTTCATTGTCAGCAGATGGAAATACATTAGCCATTGGAGGACAAAATGATGAAATTTATGAAGATTCATATGGTGATTTTTATATAGTAGGTGCAACTTGGGTTTTTAAAGGATTAAATACTCCAACTACAATATATTCATCCAACATTGCATTTAATATTGCCAATAATGGAAATATAAGTATTGGAACAGAAAAACCGCTTTTTCCACTTCATGTCGTAGGTCAAAGTATATTTTCAAGCAATGTTGGTATCGGTACAACCATCCCATTACAAAAATTAAATGTCATAGGTCAAAGTATATTTTCAACTAATATTGGAATTGGTACAACTTTACCACTTCAATCACTTCATTTAGTAGGTCAATCCTATTTCTCAAGCAACGTTGGCATTGGTACAAATATACCTCTTCAATCACTACACGTCGTAGGTCAAAGTATCTTTTCAAGCAATATTGGTATTGGTACTACTTTACCATTGCAACAATTGAGTGTCATAGGTCAAAGTATATTTTCAAATAATATTGGTATTGGCACTACTTTACCATTACAACAACTTCATTTAGAAGGTCAACACTATTTCTCAAGCAATGTTGGTATTGGTACAACTACTCCATTACAACAACTTCATGTCGTAGGTAAAACTATATTATCAAGCAACGTTGGTATTGGTACAACGATTCCACTATATTCACTTCACGTTATAGGTAACACTATCTTCTCAAGCAACGTTGGTATTGGTACAACGATTCCACTTCAACAACTTCATATCATAGGTCAATCCTATTTCTCAAGCAACGTTGGCATTGGTACAACTTTACCATTAAAACCACTTCACATAGAAGGTCAATCCTATTTCTCAAATAATATTGGTATTGGAATTACAACTCCATTATCTCAATTACATATTACATCAAATACTATAACCGACCCATTATATCCTATATTTACAACAAATGCAAATACATTAACACCAATTGATTATAGTGGTAATTACTCTAATGTACTGCGTTCATATCCAGTCAATATGATATTATCCAATGCGATTGTTAATTATCCTATTATGTATTCTCCATTTAGCCCCGGAAGTAACGAAGCAAGTATTTATTATTCTGGAAGTATCGGCAATTTTATTACTTTACCATCTGGAAGTCCAGCCGATATTAATTTAACCAATGATTATACCATTGAAGCTTGGATTAATTATGTAAATTATCCAAATACATCTATACCTAACTTTATTGGTCGTATGTCTCCTACAAGTAATATTATAGATTGGTCTTTCGGTTTAACCAGTAATCAAAAAATATCATTTATTTATAATTCTAATACAATTGTTTCACAAAATACGATTCAATTAAATCAATGGAATCATATTGCACTTACTTATTCTGAAATTAATAATAGTATAACTTTATTTATTAATGGGTCAAGTAATGCAAATGCTTCACGTAATGGTAATATCCCAATATATACAAAAGACCTTCCAATTATCATAGGTCAGTACAATAATATACCTATAAATGCATTTAATGCAGGTATTCAAATAACTCAATCTAATGTATATAATGCCAATTTTAATCCTTATAATTATTTACCTTTAACATTGAATTCAAATACAACATTATCATTCCATATTACTTCCAATGAATCAGCTGGATTTAATATACTAAACAGTGGTCTCGTTGGAATTGGTAAAACTCAACCAAATGCTTTATTGGATATACTTGGTAATAATCAACTTGCTATAGGTACTATTGCAACTCCATTAGTTAATATTGCAACAGTAACTGGTAGTGTTTTATGGGCGGATGCGACAGGAAGCATTGGATTTGGTACAACAAGACCATTACAATCAATGCATGTTCAATGTCAATCATACATAACATCTAATATAAGTATTGGTACAACTATTATTCCGAGTGCATCAAATTCTATTACAGTTCTTGGTAATATAACCGTACAAGGTTTCATTGACCCACCAGATGGTTCTACGACATATACTTCAACTGCACCTTATTTATCATTAAATACATCCAATTCTACTAAATTTTTACAATGGATGCAACGAACAACAACGATAGGTCAATCTGCTTGGTGGTCTTCATCTAATTTATATTTAAATACTGTTTCAGGTGCTCCAAGTGGCAATGCATATCAAGGAAGTGTATTAATTCACGATGGTCGTGTTGTTATGATTCCTTATAATTCAACAACCATTGGAGTATTCAATCCTTTCAATAATACATTTACGACACCTTATATTGGAGGTACGTGGGGGTCAAATGCTTATGCAGGTGGTGTATTTATGCCAGATGGTAGAGTATTATGTGTTCCCAATGATGCATCAAATATAGGTTTATATAATCCTTATGCAAATACATTTACAACAGTTCTTGCAACAACCGGTTATACAGGTGGTGTAATTGTTCCAGATGGAAGAATTATATTTGTACCAATGAATACCTCAAATATAGGTGCATATACACCAAATACAAATATATATAGCATACCTTATTCAAGTGGTACTTGGATACAGCCTGCTTTCTCAGGTGGTGTTTTATTATCGGATGGTCGTGTTGTATTTGTTCCTTATAATGATACGAATATAGGAATATTTGACCCTGTTACAAATACATATAGTACTCCTGTAACTGAAGGTACGTGGGGTAATTATGCATTTTCAGGAGGTGTTTTAATACCAGACGGACGTGTTGTATTTGTACCTTATAATGCAACAACAATTGGTATATTTAATCCTTTTACAAATACATATAATAGTGTTTCATTGAGTATATCAGGTGTTTCTAAATTTATGGGTGGTGTATTATTACCAGATGGTCGTGTAGCATTTATTCCATATAATGCGACGAGAATAAGTACATTTAATCCGTTAACTAATGTATTTGCAACAGGAGGTATAACACTTGGTTCTGGTTCATATTCAGGAGGTACATTATTGCCCGATGGTCGTGTAGTATTAGTGCCAAGCAATGGTAATACAGTTGGTCTATTAAATGGTACAACAATACCTCCTTATGAATTATGCTATCATCCTTGTTTTAATAAATATTAAAAAAGATTTGCAAAAATAAAAGAACATATGGTAATTGAAAATGTTGTTATTCGGCATCCATTTGTTGATAAATATTATACGAAGTATATAGATTTTAAAGACGAATATAGTGTTTATAAAAATCAATTATCTTATTTAGACCCTCAATCCATATTTACACCTGTATTTCATTCATATTCATCTAATGTAGCTCATCCATCTAATTTATCAAATAGTAATCTATTTTCAATTACCATTAGTTATGTTGGACCAACGTGGAATCAAGTATCTACATTGAATATGCCATTATTTGTGAATGCATTTAATATATTTTTACAGAGTTTTATTATTTTACAAGAACATCAATTAATACACGGAGACATTAAGCCTACTAATTTAACATATGATATAGCAAAGAATACAATAAAAATTATAGATTTTGGATGGTGTCAATCTTATAATTATTTATATAATCCAAAATTACAATGTACCAAATATTTGTCAGAACCCTATATGTATTTTCCTCCTGAATATAAAATAACCTCTTATTTCCTTCATATTAGAGATAAGACACCTTGTTCGTCAAATACATTTTATAATTATTATATATTTCCATATTTAAAATCTTTCAAAAATCTTGTATATGAAGATTTACATCCAGATTTAAGTGAGATAATTCATTCAATGTATGAAACTGCCAAAAATATGTATGTTTCAAGTGAAGGAAAATCAATTTATATAGGTCCATATAATACAATAGATTCATTTGGTTTGGGTATAAGTTTGTGGCAACTTTTATTAAGAGTAAGTAAAGAGATTAAGTTACAAACATCAATTTCATTATATAAGAAGTTAATATATTTAGCACAAGGATTAGCTCATCCTAATCCATATAAACGATGGACTTTAACAAAAGCCATAGAATTCCTAAATACATTAAATAAAACTTAATTTACGTGGAATAGCCGTCCATTGTAATACAGAAACAACTACTAAAATCTTATTATTCATTACACCATCTATAAAGACGTTTTCTCATTCAACATTCATTATTAGTAAAATAAAGTATATTATTTTTAAATGAAAAATTGATATAATCATATGACTCTAACGAGTAATAACCATATGACTTTATACGATAAACTATGTAAAACTATCTTTATGCAAGTTAATAATGTATCAATAAATTCATTATGTCTTTATGCAACTAATATTAATACACTAATTAGAGCATTTCCAGAGAAACAGTGGGAATGGAATACACTTAGTTATAATAAATATTTAACTTGGGATATTGTTGAAGCTAATTTAGATAAACCATGGGATTGGCGAACACTAAGTCATAACCCAACATTAACTTGGAATTTTATTCAAAATCATCCAGAAAAAAATTGGAATTGGTATTGTATATCTTGTCATCCTAATATTACTTGGGATATCATTGAAGCTAATCC